GCTAGGCGCCAAGTACCTTTTTGATACTCACCCTCCCAGCTGAGTATCCATTCTGTACCGGTCCATCTATACTGTACGCCAGTATTTAGGTTGGTTATGTATTTGGTAGTAGTTCCGTCATCTGTACTAGCATCAAAAACTATATGCCAAGCTGTGCCGTCCCATTCAACTATATCATTTTCCCCAGCAACAAAATCTGTGTTGTCTGTGTTTTTCCAAGCATCAGGGCCATCATAACCTGCTGTACCTACACTTGAACTTGTATTGATAGCACCCAAAAGTAATAATCTTAAACCTGCTGTTTTAGAAGTAGCAGGATTAAATTTACCCGGATCTACAATAAAATCTACAGATCCTTCGTTATTTCTTCCGCTAGGAGAAGTCAAATTTGTGTTTGTTGGAATAGTGTCATCATCCCAACTAATTAATAATTGCGTTCTGTCTAATTCATTTACAGTAATATTACCGTTTATACTAATACTACCTGATTCACCATCTATAAGTTTTCTTCTAAGCATCAATTGAGATAATCCTGGCTTGTACTGTCCTGGATGTGGGTCAATTACCTTGAACCAATCAATGGTACCAACCTTGCCACGATCAACAATCTGTGCTGTGTTGCCCATTACCAATATATCATAATCTTGGTAATTTCCTGCTGTGACTGTGATACCGTCTTTTTCAATTCGCCCAGTCTGTAAATCTTGCTTAGGTTGGTTAGGTTCACCATCACTGTAAGCCTGAAGTTCTGGCATAGAAGTTTTTAGATCTATTGTTCCGTTTGATTCATCAAATATGCTCATTATAACATTTGTAATAACACCTAATTTTTTTACCTTGGCTGGCATGTTAATGTATATAGGTGTAGTGAATCCTAATGTTCCTATATCTATTTCACTTTCTGTTCCTGCTGGTATACTTCTGTTTGTAAAAGTAATATTGTTTAGTTCTACACTTGTTAAACTTGTCCAGTCTACATAATTATCTGTGGTTTGTATTTCTAAACTTGGATTGAACAACATTAAAAGTTGTTCCATGATCTGTAACTTCATATCTGTGTTTGTTGACCATATATCTAAGTTGACATTTAAATTGTAAGGTGTAGGCATAATACGCTCTACAGTATAATTTTTTCCTTGTGTGTTTAAATATTCCTTGTCAGTTTGGCTATATTCTCTTTCTCTTAAATGTACTTTACTTACAAAACTTGAATCAGATGTTCTAGTACGGTCTTGTTCTAATGATGTAATATACAAAGCCATCCTAGGAGCTGAAGGTAATTTATTTTCACTTTGGTCACGAATTATACTAGCTACTTGTCTAGTTAAATCTCCATACAATACAGGTATTTGTACCTCTTTACCTTCGCCGTCCTTGTACTTAAAGTTACTGAACATGCGTAAAAGCTGAGTAATGTATCTTCTTATTTGTCCATCGTAAAAGTGTTGCATTAATTGTCTGCCTTAGGTTTAAGTGCTTGTGATAAACTTTGTCTTTCTTTAACAGTTTCTCCACCTATTTGTGATGTATTTGAATTATTGATAAACTGTCCTTTTTGTGTTTTCTTATCATCAGTATTACTTAGGTTTGTTCTTACATTATCTTCCATTTTAACCCACCTTTGTCCATCATATCTAAATAATCTATTTGGAAATAAATCTGTTCTTAAGAAGTAATCGCCCTTAATACTTGTTGTTGGAAATCCTATACCGCTTCCAAATGCTTCTCCGTTGGGTGCTATGCCATCACCAATTAAATAACCTTCGTAACCTTCTCTCTCCGGAGTTTGATGTATTCTATCTGCTAGTTCATTTTGCGTACTAGCATCTAATTCATTAGTATCTGTAGTAACAAGTTCTGTTACGCCTCTTTCATCTACTTGTAAAGTATACAAATGGCTTGTTTCATAACCAGATTTTCCAGCATCTGCCTCAGCTTGTTTAACAACATTATTGTTGATTTCTATTTCTTTGTTATAGGTTGACATCAAATCTCTTAGAGTTGTGTCTGATCCTTCACTGGCTTTTTGATCTAAAATATCTTTGTATTCTTGTGTATCGTAAATCTGTTTTAATTTAAGTCTAAACAAGTGTGGATACCATGTAGGTGAAAATCCTTCACTTGCTCTGTTAACATCTTCAACCACATAAAATCTTTTCAAAGCAAAATCAAAATTGTTGTAAGCGTGATCGTCTTTAAGGTGTGGTAATTCTATTACATCACCAGGAATAATTCTTCTGCCCAACGCTTTTACACAAAAATTTATAGGCACTGTTAAGAACAAAATATCTTGTGATAGGAATAAACCAAATTGGCTTAGGTCAAAATCAATGTCAGCAACATTATAAATGCCACGCATAGTATAAACATCTGGAGCATACTTTCTATCTCTGTTTTCTAAAAATACAAGATCCTGTATATTGGTTTCTTTTACAGCATCATAAGTTGGTGTACCTGCTGTTGCCTCTCCTTCAGCAGGATTTTTAGGTCCTAGATATTTGTGAACAAACACATCAGTGCCACCTACAGTAAACATTTCTGTGATGGTTTTGTCTAGGAATGTGTAATCTTTTCCCTTTTCGGGTCTATATAAACTCAGTCTCGGCATAACATAAGTATTTATCCGAGCATAAATACTGTAGCGGAGAACGTATATGTCAACCAACCTTAAAACAAAAAAACAAGAAGTATTCAAGTATGTAGAGCTTAATCTTGGCGGTGGAATGATAGATGTGGAGTTGGATCCAGATCATTACGAAACTGCTCTAACAGCGGCATTGACAAAATTTAGACAAAGATCAGACAATTCTGTAGAAGAATCATATATGTTTTTACCTTTGGTAATAGATCAAAACGACTATACATTACCTAAAGAAGTTGTAGAAGTGCGAAAAGTTTTTAGAAGAAGTATTGGTTCAAGAACAGGCGGCGGTGATGGCGGAACACTTTTTGAGCCATTTAACTTGGCGTACACAAACACCTATCTTTTAGCAAGTTCAAATATGGGAGGCCTAGCAACTTACAATATGTTCGCAGGTTATCAAGAACTTGTAGGTAGAATGTTTGGCTCTTTTATTGAATTCAAATGGAATACAGCTACTAAAAAATTAACACTATTACAAAGACCGAGAGCAGAAGAAGAAATCTTACTTTATTGTTACAACTATAGACCAGATTTTGAACTGCTAGACGATTACCTAGCTGTACAGTGGATCAAAGATTATACACTCGCAAAGTGTAAGTACATGCTTGGTGAAGCAAGAAGCAAGTTTGCTACAATAGCAGGACCACAAGGAGGCACATCATTAAATGGTGATGCTCTAAAAGCTGAAGCACAATCTGAAATGGAAAAATTAGAAGCTGAAGTGATGACGCAAGTTGGCGGTGGTGTTGGCTACGGCTTTACTATTGGTTAAAAACCACTTGACAAACCTCAAATAATCCTGTAGTATAATTACTATTACATAAGGATTCACTATGATAATTGGTTTATGCGGACTCATCGGAAGTGGTAAAGGCACTGTAGCTGACATACTCGTGGATGAGCATAAATTTGAAAAAATAAGTTTTGCTGATAAATTAAAAGATGCTGTTTCTGTCCTATTTGATTGGGATAGAGAAATGCTAGAAGGTGAAACATCTGAAAGTAGATTTTGGCGTGAGCAAGAAGATACTTTTTGGACCAAAGAAACAGGAAGAAAAATTACTCCAAGATTAGTGCTTCAAGAGTTTGGTACAGATTGTATGCGTAACGGATTTTTTGACGGAGTTTGGGTAAGTTTTGTTCGTAAAAGAATTATTGAAAATCCTGAAATAAACTTTGTTATACCCGATGTACGCTTTGCCAATGAGGCAGATATCATAAAAGGATTAAGCGGTAAAGTATGGTGTGTCAAACGAGGCCCTGATCCATTATGGTTTAGACAATATGTAGATCTAGATATCGAACCAACAGATGTACATTCAAGCGAATGGCGGTGGGCTAAAGTAGCTTTTGATCATAACATATACAATGAAGGTACAATAGACGATCTTAAAAGTCAGGTACAAGGTCGCCTTGCTTCCACTTTACGCCTTGACGCTGTAAAAGCCTCTGGCAATTAGCACAAATAGTTTTAAGATTTGCGAAGTGTGTGTTTTGTAATTTACCATCTATATGGAATACATTAAACTGTTCGGGTTTACCTTTAAAGCCACACTTCTCACATTCACCTTTAATTCTATAACCAGCTTTATACCAAGCAGGAATACCATGTCCCTTACCATTGTGTAAACATCTTTCACAAGACTTTCTATAATAAACCTTAGAACCTTTTTTATAATTTATTGCCGCAGGTTTTTTCCTACAATATTCGCAAAGTGGTCTCATACTGTATTTACCATCCCTTTTTACCCCCTTTTCAGAGGGTATTTCAACAGTATTTTTAGAAAAGATGGCTAAATACTTTTAACAGTTGTTATTTACAGGAGAACACAAAATGGCATTAATATCACCAGGTGTACAGGTTAGTGTAATCGACGAATCCTTTTACACGCCAGCTGAACCAGGCACAACGCCTATGGTATTTGTTGCGTCCAAACAAGACAAAACAAATGCGGCAGGTACCGGTACAGCAAGAGGAACTACAAAAGCAAACGCAGGTGTACCTTTCTTAATCACTTCACAAAGGGACCTAGCAGATACGTTTGGAGATCCAATCTTTCAAACAGACGCAAACAATAATCCAATTAACGGTGGCGAACTTAACGAGTATGGACTACAAGCGGCTTACTCTTTCTTAGGTGTTGCTAACAGAGCATACGTTACAAGGGCTGACATAGACTTAGGCGAAATAGAGCCAAGCTCATCAGCACCAGCGGCTACTCCGGCAAACGGAACTTATTGGTTTGACACAGCAGTAACAAAATACGGAATTTTTGAGTGGAATGGTAACGCAGTTACAACAACAGGCGGACAAACATTTACTAACAAAGTACCACTAGTAATCACTAACAGTACAAATCTTGTTGGTGGATCTAATACAGGCTTCCCGAAAGGATCAGTAGGGGCTGTAGGAGATTACGCAGTAGTAACAACAACAACTGTTAACAAAGTTTACTACAAAAATACTACAGGTGCTTGGGTAAAAGTAGGAACAGCTGATTGGGTAAAAAGCTGGCCAACTGTACAAGGAACAGCGGCTAATCCAACTCTCACAAGTGCACAAGCAATTATCATTAACGGATCAACAGTTGCTACCGGTGGAACAGCAGTAGCTGACATGGTAACAGCTATTAATGGTGCTGGAATAACTGGTGTAACAGCAAAAGTAGTTGATGGTAAATTAGAAATATACAGTGACGGTTCATCTACTACAGATGGTTCAACAGATGACGATGGTGCCATTTCCATTGCGGCTGGACCAAGTGGAACACTATTAGGTGACTTAGGCTTAACAGCAGGAACTTACTATGCTCCAGCATTAGAAATTGCTCCGCATACTTCAGTTCCAGCGTTTAAAACAGCTGATACAAAGTCAAGACCTTCAGGATCAGTTTGGTTCAAAACTACTGATGCTAACTTAGGTGCTAACTTTAGTGTTAAAGTATGGAACGATACTACAAAACTATGGGACGCTAAAAATGCTCCAGTGTACAAAACACACAATGAAGCATTATATAACTTAGATAAAGCAGGCGGCGGAATAAATCTAGCAGTTGGCGATGTTTATGTACAAGCACATACAACATTAGCTGAGAATGAAGAACATGATTTTACATTATTTGCTAGAAACGCTTCAGGTGCTACAACAATTACTTCAAGTGCTATCACAGCAAGTACTTTCAGTGCTGGCGCTAAAAACTTTGTAATTGCTGAAAGCATTGTCGGACAATCAGCTTTAGGAACAGGTGTTAACTTACAATTTACAGCAACAGGTGCTGTATCAGATGCTGACTTGTTTGCTAACGCAATTAACGAACATGGATTTATAAATGTTCAAGCAAGTGTAGACGCAAACAACAGAGTTGTAATTACGCACAACGATGGTGGAGAGATTAGAATTAAAGATACAAGCAGTGCTTTTGCTAACGCAGGATTTAGTGCTTACAACTATTCAACTAAATTAGGTACAGCTAATCTTTATACAGCTCCAACAGGTGATAGTGCTTATGACTTCCATGCTTCAAACTGGAAGATCTTAACTTACAACGCAGGACCTAATGCTCCTACAGCATTGACAACAAATGGTAGACTATGGTATAACTCAATCGTAGACGAAGTAGACATTATGGTACACGATGGTAATACATGGAAAGGCTATGCTAACGTATATGCTACAGCTGATCCAGCAGGACCAATTGTAAGTGCTACAGAGCCTACACAACAGTCAGATACAACACCATTGGTTACAGGTGACATTTGGGTATCAACTGCTGACTTAGAAAATTATCCGCAGATTTACAAATACAATGCGGATCTTCAAAAGTGGTTAGCTGTTGATGAAGCAGATCAAACTACAGAAGATGGTATTTTATTTGCTGACGCAAGATATGGTACAAGTGGCGGAACTGCTACAGTAGCACCAAGTGGTACTATCGCAGAGTTACTTGTAAGTGACTTCTTAGACTTTGATGCTCCAGATCCAGCACTTTATCCAAAAGGAATGCTGTTATGGAACTTACGTAGAAGCGGATTTAATGTTAAGAAATTTGTCCGTAACTATGTAGATGTAACTGCTAAAAACGTTAGAATGGATGACGTTAGTATGACAGCTTACTATCCACACAGATGGGTAACAGAGTCAGCTAACCAGCCAGATGGTACAGGTAGCTTCGGACGTAAAGCTCAACGTAAGGTAGTAATTCAAGCTCTACAAGCAATGGTTAACAGTAACCAAGATATTAGAGATGATGAATCAAGACTATTCAACGTTATGGCTACTCCAGGTTATCCAGAACTAATTGGTGAAATGGTATCGCTTAACAATGATAGAGGATTAACAGCGTTTATCGTTGGTGACTCTCCATTCAGATTAGCTAGTGACGGAACTACAATTAGCAACTGGGGTAGTAATACTGCTCTTGCTGTTGAAGATAACGACAACGGATTGGTAACTAGAGATGAGTACTTAGGTGTATTTTATCCTAGCTTATTCACAAGTGACAACGCAGGTAACAATGTAGTTGTTCCTCCAAGTCATGGTATGCTTAGAACACTTGCTTTAAGTGATCAAGTATCGTTTCCATGGTTTGCTCCAGCAGGTACAAGACGTGGTGGCATAACAAATGCTAGTGCTTCAGGTTTTGTTGATGCTGAAGGTGAATTTAAATCAATCGCTCTTAATGAAGGACAAAGAGATACATTGTATTCATTAAACATTAACCCAATTACATTCTTAACAGGCGCTGGACTTGTAAACTACGGTCAAAAGACTAGAGCTAAGAATGCTAGTGCGTTAGATAGAATCAATGTAGCGAGATTAGTAATTTACTTAAGATCACAACTTAAGAAACTTGCTAAGCCTTATATCTTTGAGCCAAATGATAAAATCACAAGAGATGAAATCAAGGCACAAGTAGATAGCTTAATGTTAGAACTTGTTTCACAAAGAGCGTTATATGATTTCCTAGTTGTTTGTGATGAGTCCAACAATACACCAGCTAGAATAGATAGAAATGAACTATACGTTGATATCGCAATTGAACCAGTGAAAGCTGTGGAATTTATTTACATTCCATTGAGACTTAAAAACACTGGAGAAATAGCAGGACTATAAACGGATAAATAAAAGTAATAGGAGCATATAATGGCAATTTCAACACTTTCAAGATTAACAGTACCACTAGATAGTAACGCAAGTTCATCTAATCAAGGACTGTTGATGCCAAAATTAGGATACCGTTTTAGGGTGTCACTAGAAAATTTTGGAGTATCAAGTCCAACTACTGAGCTTACGAAACAGGTAATGGATGTTACAAGACCGAACGTATCGTTCGATCAAATGACAGTTGATGTGTATAACTCAAGAGTGTACCTAGCAGGTAAACACACTTGGGAGCCTATTACGCTTAACTTACGTGAAGATGTCAGCAACAACGTTCAGAAACTTGTTGGCGAGCAGTTACAGAAACAATTAGACTTCTTTGAAATGTCAAGTGCGGCTTCAGGAAGCGATTACAAATTTGTTACTAGAATCGAAATACTTGATGGTGGTAACGGTGCTAACGCTCCTACAGTGCTTGAAACTTTCGAGCTATATGGTTGCTATGTAGAATCAGCAAACTACAATACGTTGAATTATGCTGAATCTGCTCCAGTAACAGTAACACTTACTGTTAGATACGACAACGCAATCCAGACTCCACAAGGAACTGGAATAGGTACAGCGATAGGTAGAACAATCAACACAGCTATTACAGGCGGTGGTGCTTAATCTATAAAAAATATTCAAAAAGGGCCTACGGGCCCTTTTTTTATGACCTCACAGAATTAACTATTCGGTTTATTTCTAAAGATAAATATTAGTATGGCAAACTTATTAAATGGATTTTTAGATAACGTTGTATCAGGGGCATTGAACCCAAACGGTAACCTTGCTGATAAACAACATGCGGCAAGACTGTATGTTGATGACAGTCATAGGTTATCTCCAAAAGTAAAATTTCTTTATCACGTAAGTTTTAACATAAACAGAGAAGCCGCAAGTGTTATACCACAGTTAGCAGAAAAACATCTAAACGAACTTAATATGTTAGTTAAGTCGGTTACGTTGCCACAGTTTAACATACAGACAGATGTTAAACATCAATATAACAGAAAAAGAGTTGTTCAGAAAAGGATAGATTATGCTCCAATTACAATGGTATTTCACGATGATGCTTTTGGTGTTACTACTGCTATGTGGGAAGCATATTACAGATATTACTATAGAGACGGAAACTACGCAAAGGTTACACCAGACGGAAGTGTAGATGCTACAATAACAGAATACCAAGTTCCTTCTCAATTTAACAGAGGAAACATGTTGTCTAAACAGATGTATAGATACGGTTTTGACAATGATAGTTTTCAACCTTTCTTTAACAGTATTACAATAAGTCAATTATCTAGAAAAAGATATACGTCTATGACATTAATAAATCCTATCATCAATCAATGGTCGCATGATACTATGGATAATTCAGCAAGTGAACCTGTTGCTAATACAATGTCATTAGAATATGAAACAGTACATTACAGTAGAGGACCTATTAAAAATGGAAGTCCAAAAGGATTCGGCGAAGAGCATTATGACAAAACAGCAAGTCCAATTTCACTAGCAGGTGGCGGAGCAGGTAGTTTATTAGGTGCGGCAGGTGTATTAGCCGGCGGCGGATCTGTCCTAGCAGATATACAAGGCGGTAACATAAGTTTTGGTACAGTATTAAAAGCGGCCAATACTTTACAAAATGCTGGCAACCTTACACAATCAGGCATTGGCGGAGAGCTTCTTGGTTCAGCAGTAGATGCCATTGGACAAACTACAGGAATAGATGTAAGTGGAGTAGCAGGCGTTGCCTTTCCAAAAGGTGGTGGAGGAGGAGGCGGTCTTTCCACTATAGCTACAGCGGCGGCAGTAGTTGGTGGCGGTAAACTTATAAATGATTTTATGAATAGCGGAGCAAGTTCATCAAAAGCGGCTCCAGAAGCAAACGCAAATGACGGACCAAGATATACAGACGACGATTACGTAGGTCCATAGGAGAAAAAATGTCATACGGAAGTTCAGGTAGTAGCACAGGTACAAGTAGTTCAGGAACAACATCAGGAGGATCTTCCACAGGTGGTTCAACTGGCATTAATTTAAACTTGCCTCAAAAACCAAAAAGTGATTCAGCAGGTGTTGTTAAAAAATATTTCAATACATACTACGGAAAGGAACTAGCATTTCCTAGTAATGACGTGGATGCTGTTATAGGATTTTTAGAATCAAAAGGTTTTGAAAAATCATCTGCTATATCAACAGGCACAGTAATTTTACAACAGGCGAAAATTGACGGAGTAAAAGTTTTTGAACTGTTAGATACTCTCAAAGGACTTGATAAATTACAATTAAGTTACACAGTAACACAAGTATTAAACTTTAATAGACAAAAGATTAGCACACTTGGTTATAAAGTAGCTAACGAGCAGAAGCCTACAGAAGCAAGAAACATCATGGGGTAACCAATGAAGCGTTGGGCCCAAGGCAAATACAATCTTAAAAATCCAGACAAGTACGTAGGAAAGAAAACTCCTACATACAGATCAAGTTGGGAATTTCATTTTATGAAATTTTGTGACGAGAATCCTGCCATTGCCGCTTGGGCAAGTGAAGCAATAAAAATTCCATACAGAAGTCCGTTGACAGGTAAACCAACTGTATACGTTCCAGATTTTTTTATACAATATAAAAATAAAAAAGGCAAAGATAAAGTAGAACTAATAGAAATAAAACCTAGTACTCAAGCAATGCGTGAAAGTTTGGGTAAAAATAAACAAAATCAAGCATCATATGTACTAAATATGGCAAAATGGGAAGCCGCAGGTAAGTATTGTAAGTCAAAAGGAATAGGTTTTAGAGTAATTACAGAAAAAGAGCTGTTTCATCAAGGCAGGCGTGGATAATTCAGCAAGATAAATAATACTAGCATATAATGGATTTGATAATATGAGCAAAAAATTAGAGGAACTTCTTGATTTACCTGATTCTAAAGAAATAATAAAACAGGAAAAAGAAAAAGAAACCAAAGATGTTGTAGCACAACAAAATGATACTCTAAGAGACATTGCTGAAATGGATAAGATTTCAGCCGCACTTCCACAGGTTAAAGGCTTAGGAGAAATGGCTGACACAGAACTTCAAGAAGTATCAGATAAAGCAATGGAAGCATACGAAGATTTAATGGATCTAGGTATGAATGTTGAGTCCAGATATAGCGGAAGAGTGTTTGAAGTAGCAGGGCAAATGCTTAAGACCAACCTTGATGCCAAAGTAGCAAAGCTAGATAAAAAATTAAAGATGGTAGAGCTACAATTGAAAAAGGAAAAACTAGATAAAGATGGTAAAGTTGACGGTGAATCCATAGTTCAAGGGGAGGGTTACATCGTTACAGACCGTAATAGTTTGCTTGAAAAACTAAAGAATATGGATAAATAATTGTAAGGACAGGATTATGTTTAAAGAATATCTAACAGAAGCAAAAAAAGAATATAAATTTAGCATTGGACTTGCTGGTGAAATGCCTGAGGGATTTGCCGATGAGCTAGAAGAATGTTTAAAAAGATATAGTGTCAACTCTATGTCAGCAGGAAAAAGAACGCCAATTCAAGAGCGTCCTTTAGATTTTCCACAGTTAAGTAATTGTGAAGTTACTTACTTTGAAGTATCACTTGCTTATCCAACTACACCACAAGTATTGGAAGAATACATTTCACAATGCTGTGCTTGTGAAAGATCTAACATAATTGTAAGAACAGAAAATGATCCAAGAATTGATTACCAACAAACAAAAGAAGAAGATCCATACGAAACTAAACTAGAAAAAGAAGATATGGGTCAAGCTGATCCTAAAGCACAAGAACAAGTAGGCGGCGAAAGAGTAATGGGTCTTTTGAAAGAGCTAGAAACTGCTCGTAAAGAAAAAGAAAATGATCCAATCGCAGATGTTAAACCGGGTGATTCAAAAGATATCAGCGACAACGTTGGAACAACATCACCAATAGGGAGCAAGTAATATGAAAATGAAAGATA